ATAATAAGCAGTATAATAATCAATTCAGCAAAGAAGAGCAAGAAATAATCAGTCGTCAGAAAAAGCAAGAAGAAGCTGATAAGCGCAAAATAGAAGTCTTGTCCAAGCTTTCGCCTGAGCAAATGGAAAAGCTATTCCTTACACCTTGTAAGAATAGACAAGAGCTGATGAATTTCGTCAAATTCTTCTTCGGTCTCCATTTGCCAGATACAACAGTTTCTAGACACGCGGATATCAATCCCTTTGATGTCTTGTGGCTGTTGTATCAAGCTACTGTCCTTAATAAGGATATAGGGGCTACTAACGTAATTCTATGTGGTGGAAGAGGTAGTGGAAAAACACTAGTGATATCAATAAGTCAGCTATTAGCAGTCATACATGGTAAACGAGATGTTGTACATGTGGGCGCTATTCTTTCCCAAGCTCAGCGTTGTTATCAGTATGTACAAGGCTTTTACTTAAATTCAAAAATAAGACCTATTGTAAGTCCGCCGTCAACGCCTGAAGATCTGCGTATGCTTAAAAAAGACACAATGCATAAGTCAGTGATCAATACTGGTGGACGAGATAACACTATTGAAATTTTGCCTTGTACGCTCAAAGCTGTGAATGGTCCACATGTAAGCTATGTTTCGGTTGATGAAGTGGATACTCTACAGACTGGCGAGGGAATGCGCGCTTATAAAGATATCTCGGGAATGTTGGATTCTCGTGATGGTAAACGACCTATAAGGGTAGACATCTCGACCCGTAAGACTCGCCACGGCCTTATGAATCAAATGATGGAAAATGCTGAGAAGCAGGGGAAGCTTCTTAAACGCTGGACAGTTCTTGAATTTACCGAGCGTTGTCCAGACGCCCGTTCAGGCACTATGAAGCAGAATTATTTTGTAGATTCCCAAAAGGCTTCAGTACTAAAGCCTGAAGACTATAGCAAATTACCTGAATCTCAGAAAAAAGAGTATATAGAGCACGATATGTACATTGGCTGTGGTGTGTGTCCTCTAGCACCATATTGTCTTGGTGACGCCAAGAAACAAACTTCTAAATCGCCGATGTTAAAGAGTTTAAATGAAGTAGCAGCTAAAGCTCTGGTTGAAGGCCCAGATTGGACGATCTCTCAGCTATTCAACCTCAAACCTTCAGCGGAAGGAATAGTTTTTAAAGAATTCGATCAAAGAACACATGTAAAAAACTGGAATCAGATGTGGGCTTTACTTACAGGAACAGACTATCCTGGCGTATGTGATCATGATATGTTTATCAAGAAATGCCATGCTATGGGTCTTCAAGCGTACGGAGGTGTAGACTGGGGATGGTCTAACCCATCAACACTAGTAGTCTTTTTTGTAGACAAGAAAGATAATATATATATCGTGCGCTGTGATGGGGCTACATACACATCTAATGCCCAGTGGATCCACCACATGAAGACTAAATGGCACTCAAAATACAAAGTCTCACTATATTTTCCAGATGCAGCTAACCCCGGCGACGTTCAAGAAATGAACCGTGCTGGACTTACTTCTTCTGATAAGACTTCTAAGTGTCGTGTTGAATCTGGTGTTCAAGTTATAAAGAAGTGGCTTCGCGCCCCTGGGTCTGTACAGCCAAAGCTTTTCTTAGCAGAAGAGACCTGTAAGCCGCTCACCAAAGAATTTGAGTTGTTTCACTATGAGACTTCGGCTGACGGCGAAGCAACTGATAAGTTTGCCAAAGAGTCTGATCACTGGTTAGATGCTTTGCGTTATGCTATGGAATCAATATTCGGTGGAACGCAAGCAGTTCTGTCGTCTAACTCAATGGAATCTCTTGATACTACTCAGATAGTTAACTCTAGAGGCGAGTATCTAAAGCCACCGACTCCAGAAGAATGGGCGCGTGTAAATAACATCACTCTACGCCCTGAGTCATCAATGGACAAGTTAGGTAAGATTGGTAGACTATCTGAGCTTGAGTCCGATGGCGACGACGAGGAAGATAATAGCGGCGGCTTCACATGGAGCTTCTAAGAGTACAATCACATAGCTAATCAAAGGAGACAATATGGCCAGCTGGCTTGACGAACTTAAGAAGTCGATAACAGATTCTCTGAAATCAGACATTAAAGAAGCGACAGCTCTTATCGATGAGCCTTTAGAGAAAGCCTCCACAGGTAACGAAGTTGCTAGAAAAGCTATAATAGAAGACCCTTACTATGCCAATGCTGGATCTTCTTACTTTTTACAGCGCGGTCGATTGTCGAGGATATCCAATAGGACTCTAAAGGATGTATCTGTTCGCGATTGGATTGTTTCTGCTATCATACAGAACCGTGTCGACACTTTCCTGAGATTCTCTCGTCCGACGCATGATCGCTTTGATATGGGCTATAGATTCATTCGTAAAGACAAGCAGCAGCTTACAGAAGAAGATAAGAAGACGGTTGAAGAGCTAGAAAAATTTGTATATAACTGTGGTTCAACAGACAATTTGCCAAGTGGCGATACCATGACATTTGGCGAATATCTAAAACTCACTGTCAGAGACGCGCTCACGTTCGGCTATGTAGGAACTGAGAAGATCTTGAAGCGCAGCGGTGGCTTACATAGGTTTCGTCCTATCCCGGCAGAAACTCTATTCTTGATCAATCCTCAGGTAAGCAAGGCAACTGTAGAAGCTTCTGTGGCCACAGCTGTGGCTACCTACAACGTAAAACGCTCCGACAACGATCCCCGCGGCGACGGCCATCTTGCTTCTCGCGAAATCGACTATTTTAAATATGTTCAGCTGTCTGGCGACGGCCAGCCATTGGCAGTCTTCGGTGACGAAGATTTAGTCTTTAAACTTGCTAATCCGCAGAATTTCGCTGATTCTAACGGATACTGTATTTCAGTAGTTGAACAAGCGATTATCATGATCTCTAATCACATGAATATAGAGACATACAATCAGAACTTCTTTAGTCACGGTTACGCTGCTCGCGGAATCCTTCACCTTAAAGGTACGGTTACACAGAATGCTCTAGCAGCATTCAAGCGTCAGTTCTACAATACTATCTCTGGTACTCAGAATGCCTGGCGAACGCCCATTGTAGCAGGTCTAGACGATGTCCAGTGGGTTCCGATGTCAGGTTCTGCCAAGGAAATGGAATATCTTAACTACAACTCTCACATCATGCGGGCATTGTGTACACAGTTTCAGATCGATCCTATTGAGCTTGGGCTAGACTTTCTTACTTCTGCTAATGGACGTGCTGCTTCCAATGCGAAAGAATCTGGTCAATTCAAGATCACATACTCTCGTGAACGCGGTCTTTTGCCGCTGATGATCATGATTGAAGACATGATCAACAGCGATATAATGTGTGCTTATGATAAAGAAATTGCTGAGAAGTATCGCTTTAAATTTGTTGGTTTTGAAGATGACACAGCTCAACAAGACGTTGCTCTACGCCAAGCTCAGTCGACTACTTTCGCTTCTATGAACTATCTGCTTGGTACAGATAATCGCGAGAAAATAAATCACCCTATAGCTGATATCCCGTTGAATCAGTCATTTTGGGCGCTGTGTAATCAGATGATGACTAAGGGCGAAATACGTGAGACTTTCTTAGGTGATAAAGGCGCTTCAAAGAGACCAGAGCTACAGTACATATCCGGCGATCCTGCCTTTATGTCCTGGCAGCAGATGCTCCTTTCAGTTGGTGCCCAGAAGAAGCAGATGGCGCAGCAAGACGAACAAGCAAAGGCTCAGCAAGAACAACAAGAGCACGACAAGCAGCTACAGCTACAGCAGGAAGGTAGAGAGCAAGAGCAGCATGATCTTCAGGTAGATCAGCATAAAGATCAACAAGCTTCATCTGTAGTTAACTATTCGCAGCAGCTTCATGATACAGCTAAACAGTTTGGCGCCACTTCAGCTAGCCATATCGGCGGCAAAGTTCTTAAAAATCCCTTGAATCAGTTCTCAGACGAAGAGTGACTCTTAATATCCTCCACGGTATAAATCATCTATATCGCGGAGGATATTCTTATGACTTGGATAATATTAGAGGGACTCGACAGAACTGGGAAGACAACTGTAGCCGAAATGTATCGCAAACAAGGCTACGATGTTGTTCATTTTTCCGCCCCAGATAAGAAATACTCAGCGCCAGGCTATACAGGTCCTTCTTACTTAGAAGATATTGTTTCTTTACTGGTATCTTTATCTGGCAAGAAAATTGTTTACGATCGCTCTTGGATGGGCGAGTCAGCAGTTTGGCCGTTTGTATACGGGCGAAATGCCTTACTTACGTCAGAAGACATCGAGTATATTCGCGAGATCGAAGATCAGAATCAACCTACGCGTATCCTTCTGCATGACCCTGACACTCGCGCTCACTGGCAACGCTGTGTAGACAATAAAGAGCCTTTAGATCCAATTCAATTTAAAACAGCAAGCTCTCTTTTTTACACCATGGCGGAACAATATGGATTCGCGCTCAAGACGAAGCATGATTTTAACGATACTGGGTCTCAGCCAGACCAGTCCAATACCACTGAACAGCTCATGGGACCGAATCTCCACACAGGAGTTATCACTGAGATGTCTACTAGTAAACCTAAAGATTTGGAGCACATCGCAGAGGCGGGCAGGGCCGTTAATTTAACTCCAGAGCAAAAACGTCTAGCAGAGCTAATGCTATTAACGATGTTTTATCTAAATCAATTGTGAAGCTAAAAGGCGAACACTATGCGAGCATAGAGACTAAGATCCGCCATTTCCTGAATCAGGAACTTTCTGTCCTATTAGGCACTCAGTCTTCTCAGAGTCAAGATGACTCTCTTACGTCAGACGAAGTAAAAATCATCAGAACCCTAATCAAAAGGAGCTCCAAATGAAAGTAAATGGTCAGACTAAACCTAGTCAGCTAGATCGTCTTGAAGCATTAGAGAAGAACGCTGAGACACTTTCTATGGGTGTGCGAGTGTCTCAGATGCTAGTTAAGCAGATGATGGATAAAGTCCAACAAACACAAGAGATGCTTCATGTGAAGTCGTCCGC